GTCGGTTGGGTACATTTGTTGACGCGGAAACCGATGTAAACCGCGGACTTGAAGGTCAAGACCTACAGAGAAACGTCCATAGCCACTAACGATTCAAAACTTGTGTCCCATAATGCGCGTGGTATGCGTGGCGCTATGTGGGGATCATGTTTGTTCTTCCGGTTGACACGTTTGAAGCCAAGCATTCCATCACAAACGGAATGATAGCATCTCACAAGGTCCTCCTCCCACACACCATAAACGGAGTGCAGGAACGAGCCTAGGTAGTCAGGGTCGATCGTGTGGGCATTGATCGTGAGCTCTCTCAGCTCCTCTGCAGTGTACTTGAAAGCCATAGCCTGGTTACGCATATCCAGGTGTGGCGTTTCTGAAAGGTGTTCTGCTGTATCCATTAAGAGTGTTCGCAAGCTTGCGATGTGGCGGTGCTCATAGGCCGCGGACAAAAGTTTGCCGGCCATGTAATCGTCGTCTGTCACTCCTCGGTTGTTATTCGCGCGAACCGGGAGCTTTGCGAGCACCCTACCAAACGATGGAACGGGGAACGTCTTGTTGACACTAGGTACGAAGCGCTTGCGCAAAAACGTTGCGTGTTGCCTGTGTGGAACCACTTTGGTTTCGCACTTCATCCCAGATTCAGCTGCAACATCGTCAAAAGCTTCACCCAGCTTTGTCCGGTCCTGTTGCGTATACGTAAGTTCATCATCCCCGTAGATCAGAGTGGTGGATTTGGTTATTCCAGCTTCCTCCAGTGCAGAAAGTGAAGTGCATCCATTAACATAGCCATTGCCGGAAGTGGTTGTGATCTCTCCACTCCACCGTTGGCCACTCACTTTTCCCTTGACACCATACCGCGTAAATACCCTCACGCTGGTGTTCAGAGCAAACTCCCTAACAAACCACTCTGGTGCGCCAAGTTTGTAGTAAAACATGGCTTCCCACTTGCGAACACCTGCCGGCTGTGTGCCGTCATTGTTCTTGAAATCGTTCTCGAAGGCCTCGCCAGGGGTGTGGTGCACTATGTCTGCGATCTCGTCTGCTGACATACCAACGCAATAAATGACCTCATTCCCTTTGTTCTTGGGATTGGTGCGTGATAACTCTTCAGCAATGCGACGAGACAAATAGAACATGATGGCCCCCATAGTTAGGTTGTACATATCGCCGCCTTGGTAGACGATGCGTGGCTGGGCGCCATCTCCTTTAATCAATACCTCCGATTTGGCAAACACGGTCTTGTCCGTGTATCCAGGCAATGTGAAGTCCATGCTATCGAGCAGTGCACCAAGTCTCTCACGCTTTTGACCGCTCATCTCATCGAGATAAGCCTGGATGCTCTCCCGGTCGAGGACGATAGTATCCCGCTCATGGATCTTGTCCATGAGAAGGTTGTGGCCGCGCACAAAGGCTGCGCCTACGTCTTTCTTGGGGGCATGGTCACACCGTTTTTTAACAGCATGTAGAGTAGCACCTTCACTCTGAGCAACTACCTGAATAGGGACACCTTCGATGAGCGGTCCTTTGATTGGATGGGCCGTTCCAGATGGTTCACTAGTCTTTGTTATGTTGACAGTGGGTTTGATGTTGGAGTACCTCACCTCCGTTGTATAGTTGACAGGGCGGTTGTTAAACACGCCTGAAAACAGGGGTGGGTCCTTCGAGAACGAACATTCGATCTCTCCAAATGTAATTGTCTGTGACATTATGATGTATATATGAATGAAT